AAGTTCGGCGAGGCTGGACCGTGGTGTTCTGAGGGTGATTGGGTATGTATCGGAAGATATGCTGGTTCTCGATTCCAGATTGAGGGTGGCGAAGTCCGGATTATTAACGATGATGAAGTCATCGCAACCATCGTCGATCCAGACGATATAAAAACATACGGAGCTTAGTATGCAAGAAGAACTACCTGAAAAAGAAGAACTAGAGGTTATTGCCGAGGACGAAGAAGGTGATGAGGTTGAAGAGCAAAAGGAAGAGCTCAAGGCGGAAGACCAAGCAGAGTCAAAGGGCGATGATGATGAATTAGAGAATTATTCCGAGTCAGTTCAGCGCCGTATTCGTAAGCTTACAAGTAAGTATCGTGAAGAAGAGCGGCAGAGACAGGCGGCTATTGAATATGCTGAAGCGGTAAAAAGACAAAATGATGAGCTACAGCAACGTCTAACTAAATTAGATGAGTCTTATGTTGGTGAGTTTGGGACGCGGCTAGAGTCTCAGGTGATAGCAGCGAAGGAAGCTTACAGAAAAGCCCATGACGAGGGTGATGTTGACGCCATGTTTGAGGCGCAAGAAAACATCAGTCGCCTTGCCTTGGAGCGGTCTCGCTACGATCACATTAAACAGGCTAGTGAGGCAGCACCAGCCCGTGAACGAGCCCATCAAGAAGTTCCAGCACAAGCTCCACAAAAAGCGGCGCCGGCTAGGCCAGACCCAAAAGCTGAGGCTTGGGCGGAGAAAAACAACTGGTTTGGGCAAGATCAAACCATGACATATGCCGCTTTTGGCATACATCGTCAATTAATTGAGGATGAGGGGTTTGACCCAACGTCCGATGAGTACTATACTGAGTTAGATCGCAGAGTCCGTGTTGAGTTTCCACACAAGTTTCAGAACTCAAAACGGGATGCGGGACCCAGAGTCGCTTCTGCTGAGTCCACGGCTTCTAAGTCGTCATCTAAGGGGCGCAGAACAGTTAAATTGACTCCTTCGCAAATATCAATTGCGAAACGTCTGAATGTTCCGCTTGAAGAATATGCAAAGTATGTGAAGGATTAGACAATGGCTGATAGAACAACTCGCGAAGCAACAACTCGCGCAAAGACTACACGGCGTAAGCCGTGGACACCGCCTTCTAAGTTGGAGGCACCGGAAGCACCGGCAGGTTACAAGCATCGTTGGATTCGTACATCCATTCGTGGTGAAGATGACAAGTTGAATGTGAATGCAAAGATCCGGGAAGGGTGGGAACCAGTAAGGGCAGAAGAATATCCTGAACTGGCCGACCGTTTTCCAACAATTGAAGATGGTAAACATGCTGGAGTTATCGGAGTAGGCGGACTAATGCTTGCTCGAATTCCAGAAGAAACGGTAGATGAAAGAACTGAATATTACCGGGAGCAGACCCGCAATCAAATGAAAGCCGTGGACGATAACCTGATGAGGGAACAACACCCCTCAATGCCGATTCATAATGAACGGAAAAGTCGTGTATCATTCGGGGGCAAGGACTAACCCCCACACTTGATAAGGAGTAAGCAATGGCAAACACTAATGTTGCCTTCGGCCTCAAGCCGATAAATACTGCCGGTAGCACACCTGCTACTAGCGGTACAAACGCATACTTCATCGACAGCAGCGCAAGCGCGATCTATCAGGGGTCAATGGTGAAAGCGGATAACGGTGGTGAAATCGTTATTTGTTCTGCATCCGGAGACACTGAAGCTCCCGTAGGCGTATTCGCTGGCTGTGAGTATGTATCTTCCGTGACTGGTAAAAAAGTCTTTTCCAATTATTGGCCCGGTTCGGGTGCGAACACAAACTTCGATATTATCGGATATGTGTACGACAACCCGATGCAGCGCTTTATAATTGCAACAGACGCTACCATCACAGACAAAGCTACTGCTGTAGCCGCCATTTTTGAGAACTCACAGTTCAATAATGGTGCAAGCGGCAGCACAACCACTGGCATTTCTAGCGCACAACTCGATGTCGCAACTCTTGATTCATCAGATACCTCTCTTCCTTTGAAGATTGTTGGTATTCTTGATGACGTTGAGAACCAAGACTTCGCAGCCGCTGGTATTCCTATGATTGTGATGCTTAATAACCACGCACTGCTTCAGGCTGATTCTGAAGCGGCAATCGCTTAAGGGAGTTTAGATATGGCTATTTCTCGCGCACAACTCGCCAAAGAACTAGAGCCCGGTCTAAATGCTCTCTTTGGTATGGAATACAACCGGTACGAGAACCAGCATTCCGAAATCTTCGACACAGAGTCATCTGACCGTGCATTCGAAGAAGAGGTGATGCTGTCTGGATTCGGGGCTGCACCGACTAAAGGTGAAGGCACAGGTGTATCATATGATGATGCACAAGAAGCCTACACTGCTCGGTACAACCACGAGACAGTTGCTATGGCCTTCTCAATCACTGAGGAAGCTGTAGAAGACAATCTTTATGATCGTCTGGCATCTCGTTACACTCGTGCCCTCGCTCGTTCGATGGCACACACAAAGCAGGTTAAAGCTGCGGCTATCCTGAACAACGCATTCTCTGCCGGCGCATTTGCTGGTGGTGACGGTGTTGCTCTGTGTGACGCATCACACCCGCTTACATCTGGCGGTACTTTTGCCAACGAACCAGCGGTAGCTGCTGATTTGAACGAAACTTCCTTGGAAGACGCTCTTATCAACATCGCTGGCTTTGTGGATGAGCGCGGCCTGATTGTTGCCCTCCGTGGCATGAAGCTGATCATTCCTCGTCAGCTTCAGTTTGTTGCCGAGCGTTTGCTTGTATCAAACCTCCGGGTTGGTACATCTGACAACGACATCAACGCCATCAAGTCTTCAGGAATGCTGCCAGAAGGTTATGTAGTCAACGACTTCCTAACCGACACTGACGCCTTCTTCATCAAGACTGATGCGCCAAACGGCTTCAAGCACTTTGAGCGCATGGCTTTGTCAACTGCAATGGATCCAGACTTCGACACTGGCAACATGCGGTTTAAAGCTCGTGAGCGTTACAGCTTCGGCTTCTCAGACCCACGCACTGTGTTCGGTTCACCGGGCGCAGCATAAGCGTAGGCAAAATGAGTACGAAAGGGCGGCTTCCATGCCGCCCTTTTTTGTTGTATAGTAGGTTATCCCTGACAGCCACATGGTGTGGCTGACACTAGCCACGACAGGAGATCTAAATGGCTCTTTCTACTTTTTCAGGACCAGTGCGTTCAAACGCTGGATTCCAAATTCCCGTTGTAACTACCGCAAATTTGCCAGCTTTTGGTGATGTTGCTGTTGGAACCGTTTACATGGTTAGCGACAATGGCGCAGGTGATGATGAATATAGCATCGTAATCAACACAGGTGCTGCTTGGGTAACCGCTGTAGGCGCAGCACTTAGCTAAACAGGAGGCTTAAATGGCTGGTCCAGTAAAAGCCTATAGTGCTACAGCGACAGGGGCAGTGGGTCCGGGTCGCTCACGCATTAAACAGATTGTTATGTACGCTACCGACACTGGTGAGTTTACGGTAACCGACGGCAACGGCGGTGCGACATTGCTTACACAAAAATTCCCAGCCGGTCAGAACGCTCTGAACATTCCGGGTGATGGTATTATTGCTGAAAGCGGTGTTTATGTAAGCGCAATTTCAGGCACAGGTGCCGAACTAACAATCTTTTTGGCGTAAAACAATGTCTGTCTACGACTTACGTTCGATAACTCAGGTGGGTACATCCGAGCCGTTTGAGCTACAGGTTAGTCGTGGACAAATTCCGGGGCACACACCCCGGAATCTTTTTGGCACTGCCACGGCGATTGGCACCTCTTTTGTCACGCCGTGGGAGCTTGCTAATACAAACGCTCTTCCTTTCTTATCCGCTCAGTCCCAACTGACGTTGTCAAGCAGCAGCGCCAGCGACACGGCTGTATCTATTCTCATTAATGGACTAGACGACAACTACGAAGTTGTTACTGAAGCTGTTGCGCTGAACGGGCTTACCGGTGTCACAACAACAAAACAGTTCCGCTTTATCAATGATCTCATAACCGTTGTCGGAAACGCGGTAGGTCTAGTATCCGCGAAGGTTGGTGCTACAACATACGCGGCGATTAACGCTGGGTACGGTAGAAATCAAGCGGCGGTCTTTCATGTACCTGCTGGACATTCTTTTTACTTAGGCCGTATTGACGCATTTACTGCGTCAGCCAACAACGACACTAAATTTATGACGTTCAGAAACCATAACACCTTTTCAGATGGTCGTATATTTAACGTAGCTCAGACAAGCTTCTTGCAGCGTATGGATATTCAAAGGGTTATACCCTTTAAGGTTCCAGAAAAAACCTGCATTGAGTTTCAGATAAAGATGAACAGTCAGACTGCGGATATTGGAATTTTTGGAGAGGGTGTAGTAGTTAAAGAGCAGGGGCGGCTCTAATGGCGACAACAAAGAAGAAATCTGTTAATCTATCAGTTAAGCGTGGCGAGAAGTTGCCCGCGTCTAAGGGTGCGGGGCTAACTGCTAAAGGCCGCGCTAAGTATAACCGGGCCACAGGTTCAAAGCTGAAGGCTCCGCAACCGGGTGGCGGTAAACGCAAGAAGTCTTATTGCGCTAGATCTGCTGGACAGATGAAGATGCATAATGTCAATTGTAAGAAAACGCCTAAGAAGCGCATTTGCGCGGCTAGACGAAGATGGAAGTGCTAATGGACAATAAAATTATCGCTGCTGCAATGTTGGCTTTTTTAGGCTGGCTGGGCGTTTCAATTATGGATTTAAAAACTGACACAGCGGTTATCGCTGTGAAGGTAGATAAGAACCACGAGATACTAACTGTCTTATGGGAAGATTTTTTGGAGAAAAGAAATGGCAATCTCGCGAGGCTCGATGTCAAAGCAAATTGAAAAAGGCGGAGCAAAGAAAGATGCATGTTACAGCAAAGTTAAGCGCCGTTATAAGGTCTTCCCGTCAGCGTATGCAAGCGGGGCAATCGCCAAGTGCCGTAAAGTCGGTGCAGCCAACTGGGGAAACAAAACAAAGAAAGCAGCAGGCGGAACATACAAGTACCGCACAACCAAATTATATTGATAGTGGGCAAGTAACATTGAAGCCGTGGTAGAATTCTTGTTAACAGTTTATTTAGGTGGTCAGTTGATTGATCAAACGCAAAGGTTCATAGACTTAGATCGTTGTATGTACTTTGCACAGCGTTTATCACATCAACCATCGGTGCCGATTACTGATGGAAGGAGGGCAAAAATAGTAGCTATTTGTAAACCTATACCAAAGAGGTAGATATGGAACCAATTTCGACGGCCTTGGCAGGCATTGCTTTAGTTAAAAGCGCTGTGGATGGTATCAAGTCCGTAATAGGAACTGCCAATGATATAGGTGACATAGCTCATCAGATTGATGCTTTGTTTACAGGGCAGAAGCAGGTTAACGAAGCCAGAAACAAAAAGTCCGGCGTAGGAATATCTGATCAATTTGGTGTAGACAGTGTAGCTCGTGAAGTCATAGACGCGAAGATAGCCGCTGAAAAACTACAAGAGGTGGCTACTATGGTGGATATGAGATTTGGCCCGGGGACTTGGAAAGGTATTTTAGAAGAACGACAGAAACGTATACAACAAGCAAAGGAAGCAGCCGCAGAAGCAAGGCGTCAAAAGCTACAAGAGGCAAGAGAGTTTGAAGAACTAATGCAACAGATTGTGCTTATTTCTACAGTTGTTGTTGCGGCAATTGGTTTTTTTGTATTTTTGTTTACAGTTGTTTTGTAGATATGGAAAAGATATGGCAGTACGAAAAACTAAAAAGGGAGCGGCCCTCAAGAGGTGGTTCAAAGAAGAGTGGAAGGATGTTCGTACCGGGAAAGCGTGTGGGCGTAGCGAAGGAGAGAAACGGGGTACTCCATATTGCCGCCCCTCCAAGCGTGTATCTTCTAAGACCCCTAAAACATCCAAGGAAATGACAGCGGCTGAAAAACGTAGTAGAATATCACAGAAGAAAAGACTAGGTCAGCCAGCAGGTAAGCCGCGCCGTGTTAAATCGTTAAAAAGGAAAAAGTAGATGACAAAGAACAAAAAGAAAAAAGCTGCAAAGGGTTATAAGGACATTGATCTTATAAGCCCACGCAAAGCCATGGCTATGGGTTACCACATGGGTGGGTCAATCACGGCCCCTGCTCAAGGTCCGGGCGGCCAAAGCCCAATGCAGCGTCCAATGTTGCAAAGTCCGGGCGGCCAAAGCCCAATGCAGAGCCCACTAATGCAGCGCCCGGGCGGCCAAAGCCCAATGCAGCGTCCAACGCGAGGTCCAATGCAGCGTCCAACGCGAGGTCCAATGCAGCGTCCAACGCGAGGTCCAATGCAGCGCCCGGGCGGCCAAAGCCCAACGCGGCGTCCAATGCAGCGTCCAACGCGAGGTCCAATGCAGCGTCCAACTGGTCGGCGCGGTTTTTCTGGTTTAGGTTCTATTGCGCGCCGTTTTGGAGTTAGGTGATGGCAACCTCGGGGACAACTAGCTTTGAACTTAATGTCGCAGAAATTATCGAAGAAGCTTATGAGCGTTGTGGCTTAGAAGCTCGCACTGGCTACGACTTTAAGTCAGCGCGACGCTCACTAAACCTAATGTTTGCAGACTGGGCTAACCGTGGCATAAATCTATGGACAGTGAAACAGGGCACACAGGGGTTGACGGCTGGCACAGCTACCTATACGTTCAGCAGTGACTACACAGATCTTCTTGAAGTTGTACTTCGTAGGGGTGGGATCGACTATGAGCTAGGAAGAATGTCTCGTGGTGAGTATTTAACGCTACCTAATAAAGATACTCAAGGTCGCCCCAGTCAGTTCTTTTTCGACAGGCAAACTATTCCACAGATCACACTTTGGGCAACTCCAGATAGTTCTACTGACACGTTAATTTATTACTACATAAAACGCATTGAAGATGCGGCTACGCTGGTAAACACAACAGATGCCCCTTTCCGTTTTTTGCCTTGTATGATTGCCGGTCTGGCTTATTATGTTGCAATGAAAAAAGCTCCAGACAGAATACAGCTATTAAAAGTTGTGTATGAAGAAGAATTTCAACGCGCAGCAAATGAAGACGAAGATCGTGTGCCGTTGAAACTACAGCCAAACATACAGTATCTTAGGGTTAATTAATGGCTAGGTATGCGTCTGGTAAAAATGCTTGGGGGATTTCTGATCGATCCGGATTTCGATACCGCTTGTCTGAAATGGTGAAAGAGTGGAACGGTTTAAAGGTTGGCCCAAATGAATATGAGCCTAAACATCAACAGCTAGAGCCTATTAGCCCGGGCCCAGATCCACAGGCATTATTTGAACCTCGCCCAGACCAAAGAACAGAATCAGCGGTAGAGTCCCTCCTGCCGCTGAACCCTTTTCAAAGTAGCAACCAAGGAAGTGCAGTGATTACCGTTTTTGAAAAAGCGCATGGTAGAGCCACTTCCAATGTTGTACGTTTTCGGGATGTGGTTGGGTTCGATGGTTTTACGAAGGCAGTGATCGAGCAGGGCAGTGGGTACAGCATTACTGTTGTGGATCCTAACAGCTACACATTTACGGCGGCGTCAGGGACTGCCACAACAGGAAATCAACGGGGCGGTGGCGGCACAGCCACAGCAGGCCCGGTGACATTGGTGATATAAATGAGTTTTACATACACACAGCTACAGACGGCTATTCAGGATTTTGCGGAGAACACCGAGACTTCCTTTGTTACTAACCTGCCAGTGTTTATTCGCGGCGCAGAAGACCGTATTTTTACGATTGTTGATCTTGAGTTATTTCGCAAGAACTCTACCTCGGCGCTAAGCACGGGGGATCCGTATCTTAGTGTTCCTACAGATTATTTAGCCCCGTTTTCTTTTCAAATAACCAGTGTTGATTATAAGGATTTTTTAGAAATCAAGGACGTAAACTTTGTACAACAGTATGCCACTGATACGGCGGCAAATGGGACACCTAAATATTACAGCATTTTTGATATAGGTAATTTTATTGTAGGCCCTACTCCAGATCAAAATTTTACTGTTGAACTGCATTATTATTATCGCCCTGCCAGCATTACCGCTGGAGCCGGGGCCGGAACTACTTGGCTCAGTGAAAACGCGCCCAACGCTCTTCTTTACGGGTCACTTGTAGAAGCGTATACTTACATGAAGGGTGAAGCTGATATGATGCAGTTGTATGAACAGCGATTTGCCCAAGAAATTGAAAGATTAAAAGATTTGGCTGAAGCTAGAGAAAATAGCGATGCCTACAGGAGAGGTCTACCTGATAGGCCACGCACATAAACAGGAGTAAAAGACGATGCCAACGTCAAATGCAGCAACCACCTACCTTGAGCATAAGTTATTAAACTTTTTGTTCAAGAATAATTCTGAATCTTTTGCCACTCTGGGGGACAGTATCTACATTGGTCTAGCGACAGCCGTAGTTGACCCTGAAGCGGGTACAGTAACAGAAATTAATACAGGTACTGAAGACGCAAACTATGTTCGTCAGCAAGTAACTGCGGCCAACTGGAATGAGACTGCAATAGGCACAGACACACAGTCGGTGTCTAATGCCGCAAATATAGAATTTCCAGCCTCAAGCGGGGTCTCCACTTACACGGTAACTCATGTCTTTATTGTTGATGCAGCATCCAGCGGCAACATTATTTTCATTGGTGCGTTAGATGTAAATAAAACAATCGCATCTGGAGATGTTTTCCGTATCAACACAGGTAATTTAACAATTGAGTTGAACTAATGGCTTTAGTCCTTAAAGACCGTGTAAAAGAAACTACTGTTACCACTGGTACAGGCACTTATACGCTTGACGGTGCAGTTACAGGTTTTGAGTCTTTTGGTGAAGTAGGTGATGCAAATACCACTTACTATGCCTGTTCTGATGGGACAGACTTTGAGATTGGTATCGGTACATATACTGCTTCTGGGACTGCGTTGGCTCGTACAACTATTTTGCAGTCTAGTAATGCCGATGCTGCGGTGAACTGGACAGCAGGTACAAGAACTATTTTTTGCACGTTGCCAGCGGAGAAGATGATTTTTAATGACGCCAATGGATCGCCAGTTAATTTCACTGACAACAGTTTGGCTTTTGCGATAGCGCTAGGATAGAAAAATGGCAAACGCTTTTAAATCAGAGACAGATACTGGAGTAGGAACATCCCCTGCTACCGTTTACACATGCCCTGCCTCAACGGAAACAACCATAATTGGTTTAACTATAGCAAATATACACACAAGCCAGATTGAAATTGATGTTCAGTTAGATGCAAGCACTCGCACCAGTGGCGCAGAAGACAGTGTTTATATCATAAAGGACGCTCCTGTTCCTGTAGGGTCTTCCTTAGTTGCGGTTGGTGGTGATCAAAAAATAGTTTTAGAACCCGGTGATACTATAAAAGTTACATCAAATACCGCCGCTTCGGCGGATGTTGCTTTGTCTTGCCTTGAGATTTCATAGGGGTTAACAATATGAGTTATTTAGGACCAAAAGCTCTCGGTGACTTTGCCGACAGTAGCATTGTCACCCTTACAGGCACACAGGCACTAACCAATAAAACCGTAAATGGTCGAGATCCAACAGCAGATGGTGCAAAGCTGGACGGCATAGAAGACAGTGCAGATGTAACTGATGCTACAAATGTAACTGCTGCGGGTGCTTTAATGGACAGTGAGGTTACTAACCTTGCACAAGTCAAAGCCTTTGATAGCTCTGATTACGCTACAGCCGCACAAGGTACAACCGCTGATGCAGCGTTGCCTAAAACTGGTGGCGCAATGACTGGCGATATAGATCTTGGGCAAAACAACAAGGCATTATTTGGTGGTACTGGTGGTGATTTAGAAATTTATCACAATGGCACTGACGCTTATATCGACAATAATGATGGGCATTTATTTATCCGCAACAATGTGGATGGCGATGATGGCAGCGATATTTACATTCAAGCCAAATCTGGTGAAAATAGCGTTGTTATTCAAGATGATGCTGGGATACTACTTTATTATGATGCTTCTCTAAAATTTACAACTCAATCTTATGGTGTCAATGTTTCTGGATATGCAACGGCTAGAGGTGTTCAAGAAACTGTATACAATTTCGGAACTACCAGTGGTACAATCGCACCTAATTTTGCTCTCGGTGCTATTCAAAAAATTACATTAAACGGTAACTTAACATTTAACGCATTTACCAGTCCTGCTGCTGGTCAATCAATCACTTTGATCATTGACACAAACGGAACTGGCAGGACGCTTACTTCAACTATGAAGTTTGCTGGCGGCAATAAAACTATGTCAACAACCGACACAATAGATGTAATGACTGTGTTATATGATGGTACAAATTATTTGGCTAATTACGTTACGGACTTCAGTTAGGGTACGTCTATGCCGTTTGGATTTACAAGATCTATGATAGGAGCATCTTCAGCAGCACCAGCACCTATTCCCCCCCTCATTGGGGAATTAAGCGGAGTTCTTGACACTCGCAGCGGTCAATATTCTACTTCTGCATATGAGCTAGTAAATTTAAGTACAGCCTTTGCGCCTTATGTTGGTGAACAAGGACGATTAGTTTTTCAATACACATCTGGTACAAGTTTTACTGGTGATATACAAATAGATGATGTCAATATAGGATCTTCTAGCAACTACTCTTTTGAGGCAGACGGCCAAGATTGGGAAACCACTAATGACAACACCACTACGTCTACATATACTGATGCGTATTATCAAGGCTTAACATGGCTTCCGGTGACTACGGGAACACTTGCCAATAAGTGGAATAGACATAGTGGTGGTACTGGTTCCCTTAACACTGGGTTACCTTTTGCTTATGACGGAAGTTACTATCTTTATGTCGAAACAAGCACCCCCGGGTACTCGAACAAAGTAACATGGCTTCGCAGCCCGCCTGTAACACTAGATACAGCGACACTAAACTATGCTCTAGGCAGGTATGGTGCTACAATTGGTACAATAAGAGTATTTTGGGAAACACTCCCACTGTATGTGTTTACCTCACACATATTTACTACTGCTGGCGTAACCGGTAGGGATGGGCCAACATTAGCCCAATGTACATCAGCATATTCATCGGCATATTGGACTTCCAATACTGCATACTTTAATGTATCAACACAAGGCGTACAAGAATGGACTGTTCCAGAAGATGGCACTTATCGAATTAAGGCTGAAGGTGCGTCAGGTTGGGGAAGTAGTTCAGTAAAACCAACCGGAGCATTGATTCAAGGTGATTTTACTTTAACAGAAGGTGAAATAATAAAAATTGTAGTAGGCCAGAGAGGTGTTGATGATAACGTTTACGATGCCTCTGGAGGCGGTGGCACTTACGTTATAAAGACTCCATATAACAACACAGCAAGTATATTAGTTATTGCAGGCGGGGGAGGAGGAAGAAACATTTCCACCAGTTCTTCGTACCCCTATAACTTGGCACAGGCACAGGGGCAATCAGGGACGGCTGGGGGAACTGCTAATAAAGGCGCTCCGGGTAGTTTGGGGTATGGTGGAACAAATGAAAACCAAACAACAATGGGCGGTGCTGGCTTTTTTGGGGATGCTGTAGACGGTGCTAGCGGATCAAATAAAATTATGGCGAAATCATTTATTAATGGTAGTGTTGGTGGTCAAGCAAACTTTACTTCAGCAATTGGTCGCGGTGGTTTTGGTGGAGGCGGTGCTTCTGGTCGTGGTGCGAACTATGGTCCTGCTGGTGGTGGAGGTGGATACACTGGTGGAGCGGCAGGATACAACTCAAAGAATGGTGGTGGAGGCGGTTCTTACAACAGTGGCGCTAACCAAACAAATACTCAGGGTGGCTCTGGTGGAAACAGTTACACCCCAATGGGATCAGGTCAAGTCACTATAACAAAACTGTAGTTGGATGATGTATAATGTCATATTTAGGTAAAACACCCTCTCAGGGGACAAGGAATAGATTCTACTTCACTGCTTCTGGTGGGGAAACATCTTTAAGCGGTGCGGATGACAACGGCAATACTTTAACATTTGCTGATGGAGCATTTGTAGATGTTAGTATAAATGGAATTACACTTGTAGCGGGTACTGACTACAACACAACTACCGCGAACACTATCGGCGGTTTAACAGCGCTAGTAGCAAGCGATGTAGTGGAGATTGTCGCTTATGATGTGTTTAATATATTTAGCGGAAGTGTAAAAGGACCTCTAAATGTCAGCGAGACTGTCACCGCATCAGCCTTTAGTGGCGATGGCTCTGCTCTGACTAGTATCCCAATCCCAACTCTTACTAGCTTGGGTATTGCTAACCACGACCAAGTTACAGTTACAGCCGGTGGCGCAGTTACTGCGACTAGTTTCTCAGGCGATGGCTCTGCTCTGACTGGTATCCCAAGCCCGACCTTGAGCAGTCTGGGTATCGCTAATCATAACCTTCTTACTGTTAATACTGATGGTGATCTGACGTTAGGATCAGGAGATGCTTTAAGTTATGGTGACGGACACGAAAGAATTGAAGGAAATAATACAGGTCTAGATAGTGCAGGTGTAATAGATTATTATTTAGACGATGCAAGAAAATATTATATGAACTCTAGTCGTTTTGCAGCGGGTACTGTAGCAACAAATCATGCAACCGGCAGTGATATGATAGGCGCACCATCAGGAGACACTGCTGATTTAGGTATTGTTTTAAATACAACATCTAATGTTATTGAAATGGGTATTAATGGTACTAGAGCAATACGAATAAATACTGTAAGCTCTAATACTGATACCGTAATGTTTGAAATGCGTAGGAATGGAACTGCTGTCGGTAGTATGGGTGTTACCAATAGCGGTGATCCTTTCTTTGAAAAAGAAGGTAGTACTGGTGGTGGTCTTTCTTTAAGGGATAATCAAGTTTCTCCATCGCACCAAGACGGTAGTTCTAGAGATGACGGAACAGATTTGGGTACTTCAGGTGCTAGGTGGAAGGATATCTATGCTGGTAACGGAACTATTCAAACATCTGATGAAAATGAAAAACAACAAATTGCCAGTCTTACTACTGAAGAAATGACAGCAGCTAAAAATATTAGTGCTTTATTTAAAACATACAAATGGAACTCTTCTGTAACGGCAAAAGGAAGTAACGCTCGTATTCATGTTGGCGTGATTGCTCAAGATGTTCAAACTGCAATGTCTTCCGCAGGTTTAGATGCTGCTGACTATGGATTTTTTACAAGTAATACTTGGTGGGAAACAGCAATAAATGTTGCAGAATATACTGATCCAGATTCTGGGGATGTCAGAGCGGCTCATACATATGTAACTACATATGCTACAGAAGAAGAAGCAAATGCAGCACTTGCTGCCCTTGGTTTGGGCGTAGAAAATTTAACACAACGTACTAGATTAGGTGTTCGCTACCATGAGTTATTTGCTTTTGTTTCTGCATATCACGAACAGAAGTTAAATGATTTTGAAAAACGTATAGCTGCGCTGGAGTCTGCATAATGGATTTAGTACACATTATAGATAAACTTAGGAGAGCGGTGTGACTAGAGCAAGAGAAATGGCGGATTTGATAGGTGGCGGTGTAACCATTAATGGCCCAACAACCATCGATGGTGCAGTTACATCTACGAGTTTCGCTGGTGATGGTTCTAGCCTTACCGCACTCAATGCGTCCAATTTAGGAAGCGGTACTTTACCTGATGCTAGATTTCCTGCTACTCTACCTGCCGCTAATGGTTCTAGCCTTACCGCACTCAATGCGTCCAATTTAGGAAGCGGTACTTTACCTGACGCTAGGTTCCCTGCTACGCTCCCTGCCGTAAGTGGGGCAAACTTAACTAATTTGCCTTTGCCAGCAAGCGGTAATTTTAGTTTAATAACAAAAACAGCGCCAACCACATCTCCCGCAACTATAACTTTTTCGAGTCTTCCAACAGGGGTTGATACGTTTTTTGTTGCTTATAAAATAAGAATAGCGGCGACACTATCAGATACCATTGTATTTAACTTTTTAGATGCGTCTAATAGTGTAATAGCAAATCAGTGTTATAATAGTGTGCGTAATATTCAAAAATCTAGCGCAGTTACAACTATAACTGGCTCAGGAACAGGTGGGGGTACTGCTATTACCCTTACGCCTGACGCTGTTCATTTTGGTAATGATAGAGGTGGTGTAAAAGGGTATTTTTGGATTAATGGCATGAACTCTGATTTTGATGCGAGTACGTCTACTGTCTTTCCTTCTATTGTGGGGCAAAGTTATATGGATGCTAATATTCCGGGGTCTTCATCATCAGACCCTGCTTTTTCACATTATGGCGGGTCATTCAATGAGACGGTTGTTACCACTTTTAGCAGAACAGGACCATGTCGAGGATTCAGGCTTTTTTGCGGTAATGGATTTGGTACTGGTTCTGTAATATCTCTTTATAGCGTTACTGATACTTAGGAGAGCCATATGAATAAAATTGTTGTGGATTGTTCGCTTGGTACAGTGCAAAACTTAGACTTATCAAGTGATGAAGTGAATGAGCTTAATGCTGCGCTGGCGGCTCTTCCTAGTCAAGATGAAGCAAATATTGCAGCATTGAGAGAAGTTAGAAATCAAAAACTAACTGAAACAGATTGGTGGGCTTCTTCTGATCTTACAATGACCGCAGAGCAAATAGCATATAGACAAGCATTACGAGATATTACAAATTCTTCATCATCGCTTGGTGATGTAACTTGGCCTACAAAGCCTTAGAAAAAGATGGCCTATTACATATATGAAGTATAATAAGGAAAATCGTAGTGTTTGGTGAACTGGCCTTATCAGAGAAATCAATAACAGAGCAGGGTCTTGTTCTGTCGGATTCTGCTGCGCTTGATGCAAACTTTGTTCAGGCAACAGAGGCTAGTCTCAGGGCATTTGGTTCAGCAGAGCTTATAGGAACCCTAAGTAAAGAACATGTTGGTGTTGGCGTCCTTATTGGAGAGGCGGCGGTTGATGCGGAGTTTGCCCAGACTTCTGTTGGTAATTTTGTAAGGTCTGGAATATCAGACTTTGTAGCTTCCTTCTTGCAAACCACTGTTGGAACACAGATTGATCATGGAGAGGCATCAATCACCGCAGTTTTTGTACAAACTACTGTTGGAACACAGATTGATCATGGAGAGGCATCAATCAATGCTATATTTGTACAAACCACTGATGGTGACTTTTTGTGGACAGAAATGAATGCCGGTGCCACTCCTGAAGCTTGGGTTGAAATTGTCCCTACGGGCGGTACATGGACAGAAATAAACGCTGGTGTTATACTCAACACTTGGACAGAAAAGGTGGTTTAAATGGCTACAACATATACAGATAATACCGGTATAACAAAGCCCGGCTCTGGAGAACAGAGCGGCACTTGGGGTACAACCGTCAATACAAATTTTGATATTATTGATCGTGCCTTGAATGATGTTGGCGCAATAACACTTTTTGGTTCAACTTACACTCTCACAACTAATAACGGTTCACTTTCTGATGGACAGTACAGTGCTATTGTTTTTTCCGGCAGTTTATCTGGTGACTGCACTGTAACCATTGACCCTAGTGACGCTGCTAAAACGTATATCGTAAAGAATAGCACGACAGGCGGGTTTTCCGTAATACTTAGTCAGGGTAACGGTTCTGGTGGCACGTTGACCGTACCCGCCGATCAAGTTGCTATTGTGTATGCCGATGGTGCAGGGGTTGGCGCTAAAGTAGATGGAAAGGCACTCAGTAATGTAACAGACGCTTTGACATTTTCTGGAACAACAAAAGTTGAGGCCACAAATACCGGAGCAACAGTTACAGGAAACTTGATTAACGATGGAATAGAGGTTCTAACTGGCGGCTATCTAAAAGGTGCGTCCGGTTCCACTATGTCACTTGAAGGCGAGTTTCCCGAGGGAACTCGCAATATAGGCATAGGAGCCTCTGCCTTTGGTGGGGCAGATTCAAACAATGTTGACGCAACAGCACTTGACAATATAGCTATTGGCGCAACAAGTATGAGTTCATTAATTACAGGTGATCAAAATGTGGCTATAGGTTCAAATGCGCTTGAAGCTTTGACCACAGGATCTAACAACATTTCGGTAGGATATCAGGCTGGTCAAGACATACTAAGCGCAGACGGGAACGTATCTCTGGGGTACAGAGCAAACCATAACGTGCTTTCTGAACATAATATAGCTATAGGTTATAATGCCAACTCTAAGGATAACTTAAGTGCGGGGTCTAGAGGCTATAACATAGCTCTAGGTCACAACGCGGGGGGTGTGCTTGGAGGTGCGACAGCCGCCAACTTTTACAACAACATATGTATTGGACAAAGAGCAGGACAATACTTATCAGGTGGCGCTTTCTCAAACATACTTATAGGGTGGGAAGCTGGAAACGATTCTTCCGATCAAACAGGTAATGGCAATTTGGCTATAGGAGTAAGATCGCTTGGAGTTTTGACTACGGGAGACGACAATATAGCTCTAGGTACTAATGCTGGAAATCAGATAACTACTGGTGATCATATTATTTGCATCGGCCAAGGCGCTGGTGCTAGTGGTCCGCTTGGAGACGAACAAATACTTATAGGCCGCAGCACCCGTGGAAATGCTTATGGAGGTGAAAATAATATAGCTATAGGTAGCCGCGCTGGTCAGTCGGATTCTCCGTTCTACCTAGGTCAGATACCTACTACTTTATCTAATAGAATTATTCTGGGCAATAATAGCATAACAAACGCCTATATTAATGTAGCGTGGACCGTGACTTCTGATGTTCGTGATAAGACAGATATCGAACAGGTGCCACACGGCTTAGAGTTTTTATCTTCGTTTGCCCCGATTAAATTCCGATACACAAATGACCGAGAAGAAAACAATCCGCATGGACCTGTGCATTATGGTTACAGCGCTCAAGACGTTCTGGCGGCAGAGGGCGATGACCCAGTGGTTGTTGACACCGAACAAGCTGAAAAATTAAAAATGAAAGAAACACAATTAATTCCAATTTTACATAATGCGATTTTGGAACTAAAGGGGGAAAACAACGCCCTTCGCGCAAGACTTGATGCTGCTGGATTGTAGATAAATGCCGCTAACAAAGCTACAGTTTAAACCCGGAATTGTTAGGGATCTTACTTCTTACTCTAATGAGGGCGGATGGCGTGATGGTGACAAGGTGCGCTTTCGCCTTGGGTATCCTGAAAAAATAGGAGGGTGGGCAAAGTACGCTAGCTCAACTTTTCTAGGCACTTGTCGTGCGTTGCACAATTGGACTGCGCTGGACGGCTCTAACTTTATGGGTCTTGGCACAACTAATAAATACTATGCTGAACAAGGCGGAGTCTATAACGACATCACCCCTGTACGCGAAACAACCGCAGCAGGGGATGTTACTTTTGCCAGAACAGTCCCTAATAATCCTATAATTAAGGTTTTTGACAGCGCTCATGGAGCGGTGGCTGGTGATTTTGTAACTTTTTCTGACGCGGTTACTCTAGGCGGCGCTATAACAGCAGATGTTCTTAATCAAGAATATGAAATCGCTACCGTAGCAAACGACAACGAATACACCATAATAGCGAAAAATCCCACGACAGGCAGTATTGTGGCTGCTACCGCTTCCGATGTAGGAAATGGCGGAACTGTGACGGTGGGTGAGTACCAGATAAATTCTGGGCTAGATACGCAGGTTGGTGGCACCGGTTGGGGCGCAGGTTTTTATGGTGGCCCTTCTGGGCATACCCCAGTTACCAGATTCTTGTCAGGCCCTATAAGTCCAGCAAGTACGCTATTAAGTTTAACCGACACAACTTCAGGACTTCCAGATTCTGGGTATGTTGTTATCGAAGATGAAGTGATTGGCTATACAGAAAAGAACTCGAATCAATTAAGTGGATTGTCTAGGGGTGAGTTTGGAACAACTGCCGCCGCACATAGCGTTGGAGTTTCGGTAACAGAAGCCACCTACGGGTGGGGTATGCCGTCTGATCTCACGACAACGGGGCAAATCAGGCTGTGGTCACATGATAATTTTGGCGAAGACTTGCTTATCAACCCACGCGACTCTGGAATTTTTTATTGGGATAAAAGCGCTGGCACAAATGTAAGAGCGGTTCCCTTAAAAGATTTCGCGGCGGTAACGACAAGTGTTCCTACCATATGTAAACAGGTTTTGGTATCTGACCGCGATAGACACGTTATAGCATTTGGCTGTGATTCTATTGGCTCATCCCCAACTGACCCCGAGGGAGATGGCATTCAGGACAATTTATTGATTAGGTTTTCAAGTCAAGAAAACCCAGTTGATTGGTATCCTACAGCTACAAACACTGCGGGTGATTTACGGCTTGGGGCAGGCTCGACTTTTGTTACTGCTGTTGAAACAAAACGAGAGACATTAATATTAACTGACACATCTGTCACATCAATGCGGTTTATCGGCCCACCTTTTACCTTTGGTCTACAACAACTCGCATCAAATATTACTATAGCCGGCCCAAACGCGGCTATAGCTACAGAAGATTTTGTTTTTTGGATGGGGACAGACAATTTTTATGTGCATTCTGGGCAAACAGCGCAACTTCCATGCACTGTTAAGGATAAAGTTTTCACTGACTTTAATTTGTCTCAGGTGGACAAAATTTTTGCTGGAGTTAACTCCGAGTTTTCAGAGGTGACTTGGTTTTACCCTTCCGAGAACGCAGAGGAAAATGATAAATATGTTACCTACAACTACATGGAACAGGTTTGGTATTTTGGTAATTTAGCAAGAACAGCTTGGATTGATAGAGGTGTGAGAGATTTCCCATCCGCTACAAGTTCAAACTATTTGTACAGTCATGAGTTTGGCTACGATGACGACGGCTCGGCAATGAGCTCTTTTATAGAATCTTCTGTTATGGACATAGGTGACGGTGATCACTTTGCTTATATAAGGCGAGTTTTGCCAGACCTCACTTTTGTAGGGTCTACACAGTTATCCTCGCCACAAGCCACTTTTACGTTAAAGGCAAGAAACTTCCCCGGGGCTGACTTTGATAGCACACAATCAGGAGATGCTGTAAGAACCTCTGCTAGTCCAGTAGAAGAGTTTACCGGAAGTCTTGACTTAAGGGTTCGTGGCAGATCGTTTGCTTTACGGGTAGAGTCGGATGCCCTTGGCTCAAGATGGCGTCTTGGCAGTCCTCGGGTTGATTTGCGGCAGGATGGAAGACGGTAATGAGTCAAGTTCGCGGTACAGGTATTGCCCCGCCAAGACTGCCAGATGCTCCGGCGCAGTACACACAGGAGTATATGGCAGATTTAGTGCAATCATTAGAAGTGTTTATTCAACAGCAAGGAAATCCGGGGGATATTCGAGGGACAAGAATCACTTTGACAAACCTTCCCACAAGCGCCACTGGACTTGAGGCGGGGACGCTGTATAATGATGCAGGTACAGTAAAGGTAGCATAATGGCTTTATTTGGTGATTTAGGAAAAGCATTAGGATTAGGTAGCGGCGAGGATTTGCTGCCACTTATTGGTACGGCTGCTGGATTTTACTTTGCTCCGGCATTTGGTCTGTCTGGTGCTATGGGATCGGCCCTTGGCTCTGGACTCGGTAGTCTAGCTGGGGGAAGATCAGTTAATGATGCTCTTACTAACGCGGCGCTTTCGTATGGTGTAACTTCGTTTTTGTCGCCGTCTATGACAAAAAATTTACAGATGGCTGGCGGTCAAGGATCCCCAGCTAGTGCACTGCAACAGTCTTTGTATAGACCCGCTGCAACATCTATCGCATCGGTAGGAGGGGTTGCCCCCGCTGAGTTAGCGGACATTACAGGGGCACAAGTAGAGCCCAGTGGCGGTATCTTTGATTCAGCCTTAGACTTTATGGGGGACAACAAGTTTCTTACAGCGAGTGTTGCCAGTGGGCTTTTGGGAGGGCTGGGTTCTTTAGACGAGGAGGAAGACGACCCTAATACACTTGCACAGCGATCATATCCTGACGGCGAAGCACACAGTGTAATATACCAAGGTGTGGAGTACGACCTTAGATACCCTGACGATAAACAGGCATACAAAGAAGCTAAGGCCGAAACACAAAGACCCGGCTTTAGATACGATACAGATGAAGTATTCGTTAGAAGGGCCGCGCATGGCGGGGCTATTCAAGGACACCCTGAAGCACACGGGGCTATGTACCGACACGATAAAATGGGGTATGATGTACCAGTAAAAGGCGAAGTTGACGGGCCGGGGACAGGGACATCTGATTCTGTGCCTGCTCGTTTATCGGACGGCGAGTTCGTGCTAACAGCCAAAGCAGTCCGTGGTGCGGGAAGCGGAGATAGGGATGTTGGAGCCGCCCGTTTATATGA